ACATCAAGAATGTTACGTCCGAACTCTATAACATCTTGGATAAATTTAAGTACTTCTGACTTCTTAGCTTTAGCTAAGGACATTGGTATCTTCTTGAACTCTCCTTCAAACAACACTTCTTCGTAGAGATACATGGTTTTTAGGATGCTGATTGTCTCATCCTTAGTAAAAGTTGTACCTTCTAACTCTTCAAAGCGTTCTTTAATAATAGGCAGAACAATGCCATAGAAATAAGCTAACTGAGGTAATGTACGCTTAGAGTCTATTCTAATTATATTTACCTCTACATTTACTTCTGGTTCTCCCAACATCAACTCGCCAAAGTAAGATTGCATTAATTCTTTATCTACCTTTAGATAGATATTGCCGTCGATATTCTTACTGAGTTTCCCCGGCAGGTGTATTCGTGTGATTGACATCTTCTTTTTCTAGTTCTTCTAGTAATCTAAACGCTAGTTCTTCTTCTTTTTCTAACTGATCCTCTAATCTACGCTTACTAAAAGCTTGATCAATTTTTTTAATAAAGAACGAATTTGCACTTTTAGCATTGTTTATTACTTTAATTAGGTCTGGATTGATATACTCACGGATAAATTGATATTGGACATTAAGGGCCTTTGCTAATACATAGGCCCTTCTTATGTCCGCTAGGACTTCTTCATCAGAGGGTCGTTTCTTCATCTTGCCTACTCTCCCGATACTCTTTAAATGCTGCTTCTAGTAAATTTAAATCCTCTACGCTTAGTTTGCCCCAGTAGTCTACTTCAAAATGATTAATTATCTCTTCCATAGTATCAAAGTGGCCATCTTCAATCAAAGACATTGTGTTTTCCCAGAAGTTATCAGGGTTTTCCATCATTTGCATTTGGTTATAACTCATTTGATTATCTTCAAGTTCTCCTTTAGGAGAGATAGTAAACTTACCTGCAAAATCCATTCCTGGTTCCTCGTAATAGCCTTCCATAGTTAATCCATACTCCACAGCTAGCTTAATAAAGAAAGGAAGCATAGGACTCCAAGCAGAATCTCCTGATATAGTAAATGAACCATCCTCAGGATCTATTTCAAACTCGCCTTGAAACCATTTAGAACCGTAGTCTTCGTATACAGTATCCCAAGCTTTTTTGTCTTCATCAGATTCATCTTGCTCTAGTACCTCTTGAGAAAAGAACATAGGATAAACCTTATAGTAGCAGTCTACGTATACTTGGTTTCCGGATTCTTTGTCTATTAAGGCATCTACAATTGTTTTTAAACGAGTCAGGTTCTCTTTAGAACCCGACCCGTTTGTATAATTGTAACAATGATTTGCCATTACTCAGCTGCGTAACCAAAGAAGTAGTACTGACCAGGAGCTTGGTTCTTATCAAATTTATATTTGATTCTAGCTACTGTAGGACTACAACTAACTAATACACGCTCCATGATAACAGAAGTGTTCTCACTAGTCTTTTCTGTGTACATACGAGCTAACTTGACAGCCTCAGTCTTACTCCCACTAGAGTTAATTTTTTGTCCATGGTTGTTAAGTACAAAGTACACTAGTTCCCACTTCTTAGTCCCAGGAACTACGATGTCTTCTACTTGAGACTTAACCTTAAGTTTATTTTCTTTAGGCTCTTGAATACAAACACCCCAAGCTGGTCCCCACTTACTAGTGTTTTCAATTTCTTTATCGATAAACTCTTTTATGTCTAGTTTGCTTTGTTTCCACTCAGCAGTCTTGTCTACAAAACCTTGAGTAGTACTGATAGTGCCATTATATGAATCATTACCATGCTCATAAACAGCGTCTTGTACACATTGATTGTACGCCTCTCTCATAGAGTAGGCTCTTGATTTTTCTACAAATGTTGTTGCTCCCATAATTTTAAGTTTAGTTTATTTTTTCCAAAATTTTTCTATACAAGGATCTGCTTTAAGCGGTACACGCTTACAGAATACAGCTCCGGCTTTTACCATTGCACCTTCTAGTGCATTTGCTACTTCTCCTGATAAAGACTCAGGACATTCCACTAAGTTCTCGTCATGAACCGTGTTAATAAATTTAACTGTGAACAATAAGTTGTTCGGCAATAAATAATCTTCCCAGAAATAAACACAAGATAACTTGGTTATCTCTGCGGACTCACCTTGGATAGGGTAGTTCAGTGACATACGCTCTATCTGGCCTTTCTTACCAAAGAAAGTTGATACCTGTTGTTTAATTTTAGAGTAAGATGCTGTTTTGTGCTCTCTGTGTTTTTTGTAGTTATCCCAAAAGCCCTTAACACCTACAGCTTTTTTTGCTTCGAGAAACTCATCATAGTAATCTACGTATGATTTTTTGCCGGTTACGGCTGAGATTAATACATACCCATTATCTACGCCAAATTTCTTGGCTTGGTCAAAGTATGCTTTTAATCCTGGAAAGGCTGCAAAGTAAGCATCATAAATCTTCTGGCCTTGTTCTACATCTAATCCTAGTTGGTCGGCAATACCTATGCCACTACCACCGTAGTTGATTGCAAAACCAGCTACTTTAGCTGATTGACGCTTATCCTTGTGCTTCTTCTTAATCTCATCTAGACTTAGTCCTTCCAACTCGTCATACATCTTGCTGGCAACAAAGCTGTGCATGTCCCCCAACCCTTTATCATAAAACTCTAATAGGTTAGCGTCAAGACACTTGTTAACCAATACAATCTGTTCTTGTCCTGTGTAGTCACATCCAATAATAACATTACCATCTTCTGCTACAAAACAACTGCGAGTCTCTTCGTCACTAGGTATGTTTTGTAGGTTAGGGTATGCCTCACCAGTTTCTTTGTTTCTACCACCACTAGACAAACGGCCAGTATTCATCAGTTGCTTATACTGTGTGTGGATTCTTCCGCTTACAGGGTTGATGAGTTTAATCCAGTTTTCTCCGTAAGTACCTAAGTCCTTTTGAGACTGTTTGTACTTTAGATAAGTTTCAATAATTGGAAACTTGCTCTGGAATTTAACTAAATGACTTGCTTCTATAGTATCCTTAGTCTCGCCTTTTTCAGTAACCGATGTGTCTACTCCAAGTGCTTTAAAAAAATCTACTACTTGTTGAGAAGAATTCCAGTTGATTGAGGTTTTGATTTCGGGATTAAAAAGATCAGTTTGTCTTTGAATGAAACGAATCATTTTGTTGTCTAGAATAAACTTGTCAAGGGTTTTTTCAGCCTCGTCTAAGTCCATTTTAGTCTTGCCCATTTTGATTCTCCACTTATCTGCGTCAAGCTTAATACCACAGTATTCTATGTAAGCAAGTACCTTAACAAACCTATTGTCCAATTCTATTGACCTTAAGGAACCCTGTTTTTTAAGTATATCTAATTGAATATCTTTAAGTTGGTGTAAATAAGTCACATCGAGGGCCGAATAAAGAAGAAATGGAATAGTGAATTTTCCATTAATATTCTTTCGCTCTGTCTTATCCATTACTACACCTAAGTGACGATACACGCATGCATCCAAACTACATCTGTGACTATCTATACCTAGCCTTGTGGTCTTTTCGCCTAGAAAAGTATCGTATACTTTGGTAGGAATGATTCTCTCATGGTAAAGGAACTTCAAGTCAAACTTTAAGTTATGGCCAATAAGCTCTCTGGTCTCCAGCAACTCCTTAAAGAATTGAATATCTACACTCTTTACATCAATTACAAACTGATGATTCTCGTTACCTAACTGAATAGTCAACAAGTCCGTAGTATACGGATCAAATCCCAAAGTCTCGCAGTCAAAGCCTAGAGTATCTTTAGTTTCAAGTAAAGATAAAGCCTGCTCTTTGGTACAGAAGACAATGTTGTGGTTCCCGTCAAGTTTCAGGCTATTTAGTATTTTAGGGTTCTCTGTTACAAATCCTATCATAGTTTGACTAGTTTACTTATCACTTTGTGGTACTTTCGGTATGACTCAACCATTAAGTTGAACCTCTCTTCACTAGACATGCTTTGAAATTCTAATTTTTCCAGTGCTTTTTGATAAATGTCATAGATTTCTCTGCGGTCATTGTTATTCATTTTCAAACTAATGCCTGCAATATCTAATAAGGTTTCTGTCATGTTCTCTCCCCATATGTTATTAATGGACTTGCCTAAATTCCATACATGGTGAGGCGTATACATATTACATGTAGGACAACCCGGAAGCATGTTACGTAAATCGTATCGAGTAATACTCTTTGTTCTGCTTACAAAGTGACAACATTGTAATTGTTTACGAGGCATTCGTACTTCACAGGCATGACACTTTTCATCAAAAGCTGCCCTAATTAACCAAGAAGTCATCTGATCGAGTTTAGCTTGAGTAATAGTGTTAGCCTTCTTTTCACGGACTTTAGCACGTTTTTCCTTTAACTTCTCTTTTTGTGATTTTTTCACACAAACGGCACATAATTTCTTGGTTTTGTTGGAATATGGCCTCTTTTTACCACAATCTGAGCAAATTGTCTCCATTACAGGTTTCTCAATTTCTCCTTTGATTGGCACTTTTTTAACTGTTTTTTTCAGCATAAACAAATATAATAAATAAAATTAAAGGGCAAAAGAAATCTCTTGCCCTTAACATAGAAAGTTATAACCTAGTAAGTTATACCTCGTCAACACCTACCAAATGGTAAGTTTTGTTGATGGTTGGCTCTACAAATTCTCGATAGATTTCATCAAAACCTTTCTGATTGGTTCTGAATGCAATACCACTCATCAAAGCATTACGCTTAGCTTCAATATCCTTGTAGGTAAGCATATGGTTTGTATAGCGAGTAACTGCATTAAACAACCCATAAGCTGTTTCTCCGTGAGTATTGAACTCTGTAGTCATAGCAACTCTAAAGTTGTTCAAACGATTCTTAGTACGAGTGAACTCCTCGTCTCCGCCAATGATACTGAGCAAAAACTCGTCAGTAATCTTTGTTGGGATAGTGGTCTTACTCATCTGAATCATAGTCTCAATCAACTGCTCTTCCTGGAATACAGAGTTACGCAATTGATTACTGATGATAGCAATCTTTGCTTTAGAGTTTGCAGTGTGACGAACACGCTCCATATCCTTAAGTGCGGAGAAGAATGTGTTGGCACAAACTACTACTACGTTAGTGGTACCGAATCCGATAGGAGCCGAACCATCATGAGAAGTCAAGGCAGTCAAGAATCTTTTGGAGTCTGACCCACCAATCTTAACATCAGGTAGAGCCAACTGAAAATAAACCTTCTGACCATTGCCAAGCATGCCAGCTCTGCTAATTTGAAGATTCTGTTGACCTGCAGCCTCATATAGAGTTTCTGCAATCTCCCTGTTTTGTGTAGGAGTATATTTACTACCTACAATACCTAAGCATTGGTTAGTATCATTTCTGAAAATACCAAAGCCTTGTGTTGCTTGACCTTGTGGGCCGTAAAGAGTTTCTTTGCTTACTGTCCAGTTAGCATTTGCTTGTTCTAAAATTTGTTCTACTGACATAATTAATCTTTTTTATTGGTTGATTCTGCGATTTTACTGATTTCTGTGTGTCTACCATGCTCCTTGATAAAAGCACGCAGACTTTCAAGTTCCATTAGCTGTCCTGAAGTAGTACAATAGTCGTACTCGTCTGCTTTAATGGTATTTTTAATTGTTTCCATTCTGTCTTTAATGTACTTAATTATGTTAGCCCTGAAATGGTAGTAGGTTAACAGTTCTTCTCGAATAAGATTGTCGTTGTTGTCTAAAAATTCAGCCATTTAATAGTGTCTCCGTTGTTGTGAAGTAAGATTTTATTGATTTCTTCAAAGTGATTACAGTCCCACTTGCCTCCCTTATAGACCGCAGCTACGGGATGAGACGATTGAAGCACGTGGTGAAATCTACTATTTACTAAAGGCATGAATTGTTGTGCGTCTTTGCCCCAGAAACAAAAAATAACGCCTGTGCTATTCTCGGAGATAGTCTTAATTACAGTTTCTGTAAATGACTTCCATAGTTTCAGGTGAGAACCAGCTTGATTCTTCTCTACAGTAAGTGCTGCATTAAGAAGAAACACACCTTGTTCTGCCCACTTGTGTAAGTCCATGTCTGTTTCTAAAAAATTAATCTCATCTACATACAAGGTTTCTTTAAGTCGATTGTATATCTGTCTAAGACTAGGAGGTACAAACTCTGTATAGCGTGGTGCAAATGCTAACCCACAAGCAACCGGTTCTCCTTTAAACTCTGTTGGGTAAGGGTCCATTCCAATGATTACAACTCTTATCTTGTTAAAGGGGGTTAATTGGAATGCTTTAAATACCTCATCGGATTTAGGATAAACTGTTTTGGTCGCTCTCAGTGTCTTAAGTGTACTTGCTATCCGAGTAAATTCATCTGATTCTATAATGGTCTGTAGGTGTCCATACCAGTCATCTGGTATGTTAATTCGCTTTTGTCTGCTCATATTTTACTAGTGCTTCCTTAATTTCCTTTAATTGATTCATGTCCTTTTTGTCTTTAACCCACTTAGAAGCAAATCTTTCCCACTTAGCCTGATCAAATTCTTTACGTAAATCCGATAAACTAACTGGTTTAATATTGAAGTGATGTGGCAATCGTTCTTTAACCTCATCTAAGAGTCTCTTGAAGCCAATTGCATACGCACCATTAGACTGTAATAAATCATCATGACTGTTGATGGCATGAACTACAGTACTATGATCTCTACCTCCAAATAGTAAACCTGTTTTTTCCAATGTATAGTCTAGATAGATTGCAAAGATTACCATTGCCTTTTTACGTACATCTACAATAGTGCGTTTACGTCCTTTAGATTCAAGTTCTTCAAAAGAAATTTGAGTTTGTTCATAGATAATCTCAAACATCACTTTTTCATCTGGACTTAAATTAAGACGATTTGATGATTTAACTGGGTTTTTACGGCTAATTTTAGAGTTATCTATTTTTCTCTGACGAATTTTTTTATCAAAGCCTTTTAGATTTATTAAATTACGATATATACGTATCGCATCTCCTGGATAACCCCCCATCTTTTGTACTGTATACTCAATAGATTTCTTTATATAATCATCAATGTTTTGCATAATTCTAAAAATTTTTCTTTCCCGTGGTCTCTATAAATATCACTAGGGTCTTTGCCTAACTCAGCATTATGTTGCAGGAACGGGAGATTAAATTTCTCACTCATCTTCTTAGCTCCATTAATACCGGCTTCGTCTGCATCAAACCATAAGTATATATTTTCAAATCGATGTTTCAGTATCTCATAAGCATTATCTGAAACCGGTGTGTTCTCGCTCCTAACAGCAACTGCATTAATTCCAACAGAGTGTAAGGTCATTACGTCCTTCAACCCTTTGGTGATAACCAGATTAGTGCCTCTAGAAGGTAATTGGGTATAACCTTCTAGTATACCTCCAAAGAAACTAGATCTAAACTTATTCCGTTTATCTGCAAGTGGTCTATAGAGTTTGAACCGGTCTTTCTCTTTGTAACGGTAGCAAGGATCAAAGTTATTATTTATGTACCACAAGTCTTCGTTAATCCAAGCACGCTCAATCCTTCTTATATCGTAATACTCTAGAATGCTAGGAGTGATTCCAAATTGACTCCAGTACTTATAGTCACTTTTTGTAAAATTGCACAAACGCACTTTTATCACAGCCGGCTTTACCTCAGGAGCAACAAACTCTTTTGCCTCTAAAACCAATCGCTTTTTGTCTGAAAGGTTTAAGTCTTTAATGTTAAAGTCAGACTCTATCTTATACAGAATATCTGGAAAAGAGTATCCTGTCATTAGAATAGCTACGTCTAAACAACTGTAATACGTTTGAGAAGTGCCGTAATCTACAAAATAAAGATGACCACCTGTTGTCCATCTAAAGAAGCAACCAGGTGTCTTGTCATCTCTAAATGGATTTACATAACGCTTCTTGAGGTTGATGTCTGTCTTCATGTAAAAAGACATTATCTGTTCCTCACCAAGTAGTCGATATAATGCAGATACCGTTAGTGGTATTTCAATTTGTTCTACGTCCATAAATAAAAGGGAGGCTTTTACACCTCCCTATATTAATTAAAACTCAAGGAAGGAATCTTCTGTGCTAGCAAATGGGTTAGGAGTTTCTGTAGCTCCTCCACCAAACATGTCGGTTACTCCACCATCAACTTCAGTTTCAGCTGGTGCTGCATCAGGCAAAAACTCTTTCAAGTCGTAAGAGTTGCCATAATACTGCTTGTAACCATACTCACCTTCAACTACTTTCTTCACATAGTCAGTCACACGACCTTGTACGTTCAAGAAGATATTAGTAAATACATCTTGATACTTGCTGTCTTTAATACCCATCAAGACTTTAATACCTCCGTCAAGCTTGTTGAAGTGATCAAAGAATGCTTCTAACTCACTACCATTACCTTTTGCTACTGCATTCCAGTCATCCAACACAAATGGTTTGGTTTTAGGACTAGCATTAGCATAGGCTTTCATCAGAGAGTAGATATTCTCTTCACCTTCTTTTGCTTCACGGATACTTGCTTTGTCAAGACGACGTGATTCGTCCCAACTTCTCATAGTATCACTCAAACCTGCAAGGTTCTCAGCCCACGCAGTCTTGGTGTAGTTGTCAATGAATTGCTTCTTGTCTGACTTTGAAATACGAGTGTTGTTAGACACCCATAAAGAAAACTTACCACGCATCTCAACTTTACTAGAAGGATGATTAACATACCAAAAATCAATGCGGAAGTTCTTTTCACCCTCATAAACAGGAGGCTTAACTTCATCTAGACCTAAGATTTCTTTAAGTCTTTTTTCGTCTGGGTTAACAGCAATGATTTGAATGGGTGCAAAACCGGTGTAATATTTACGGTTTGATACTTCTCTGGTTTCTAATTCGTTTAAATTCATAATCTTCTAATTAAATGGTTTCGGGTTTGGTTTCTTCAATTTTAGGCTCTGCTTTCTGTGGAGCCGGATTCACAGGTGCTGCTTCATCTGCATAATATGCATCGACTGCAGCGCATACATACTGCAAGTCATTTGGAATAAGAGTGTCTGCAAACATATCCATAGGACTCTTTGCAGGATAATTACGGTAACGATTGGTTACAAAATTGTAAGTAGTCATACCATTCTTGTCCTCGTCTACGTGAGTGTACAAAGCAATGGTAAAGAGACCCTCGAGTACAATTTGGTTATCCAATGCCTTTCCGATGGTTTTGATCTTTTGACCTACGATTCTACCGTCATCTTCAATTGTCTCAGAATGAGTAATGTAGAAAATCTTCAAGTTGTTTCTCAACTTACGAGCTGTAGTAAGCATGTTAGTTACATCCTTAGCCAGGTTTGTAAATTTAGAGAAACCAACCTCGTTGGCTTTCTTCATCATCAAGAAAGACATCGAGTAGATAGCGTCATCTAGTACGATATTTTTGATGTGTGGGGCTTTCTCGTTGATTGTTCCGAGTAAAGCAGTAATTTGTGGAATATCATCTACCTCCATATAGTTCTTGCTCTCGGTGTTGTAGAGCTTTTCTGCTCCACGGAAAGGCAATTCTTTACGGGCTACGTTAATGATAAACGTTTCTTTAGGATTTAGGCTACGGATACTAGTAGATTTACCGGTACCACTTGGGCCTACGATAGCGATTAATTTGCTTGACATAATTTTAATTTTTCGATTGTTCGGTTTCTATTAAATGATCCCATCCAAAGAATGAAGCGAATTCGGTGGCCATTTTTTTCTTATCGTCGTTACGAATAATGCCAACACTTACAATTGCATCTACTGCTTCTGGGTTCGTTTCTAGGTAATTAAATAACCAGTCTCTATAACTCAACTCTTCTTTGACTGGCCATTGGTATTTTTGATACCAATTTGTTTCCGTTAAATCAACCTCTGATAGGTTAGTTCCAACTCTTCTGCACATTTCTGTGTAAATTTCCTTTAAATACTCGTTCATAACTTAATAAAGTGTTCATAGTAATTCTTAGTAGGGTTAGCCATCTCTTCGGCTCTAGGTAGTTCTTGGAACTCACCGTTAGCACCGTTGAAGTATAAACCTACTGCAGAATTTTCTAAGCCAAAGTGTCGGTCCTTTAAGAATATTAAAGAACGGTACTTTTGCCCTAGTAACGACACGTCATACCCACTATGTACAGGTATGTTATGCCGGGAAGGATTAAACAAGCCTAACACTATCTCGTAGTCTTGTTGAACTCCCTTGTTGAGGTGTAATTCCTCTAGTGATGGTTCCAGCATCTCTTCTATCAGTGCGCCTCTATTTGTGTATTGGGCTTTTTCTGAGGATGGTGTTTGCTGATGAACAATAATGTTCGCCATCTTAAATTTCTTGGAAAACAATTCTAATGTAATGTCCTTGACCATATAATCTAATGTCTGATAAGTACTCAACCGAGTCTTAGTTTCTGACATCATTTCATTAGATAACAAACTAATGTGGTCTAAAATAAAAAATACCCACGTATCATCGGATTTATATTCATAACCTACTGGTACTTGTTTTCCGTCATACTCTTTGTATATGTAATCTCCGATAGTAGGGTCATCAAAGAAAGTCTTGATGTGCTTTTTAATTCCTGTGGGATTTCTGATGTAGTCAATAACCTCCACAATACCTTGTAGAGTATTGATAAATTTCTCTGCTCCCTTAATCTTTTCAAGCAAATCAGAATTTACTGTGTAGGAACCAATAGACTTTAGCTGGGATACACTTATTGTTATCTTGTATTTCTCATACAAGTACATAGCAATAAATGATAACCAGAAGTCAGTCTCACTTTCTTCTAATGCAAAATAGAAAATTTTTGGCTTGACGTTGGAGTTGACTGTGCGTTTGAAAATATTCATGATAGTGAAGTATTTTACAAACTTGGTCTTACCTACGCCAGAACCCGCAGTAATAGCAGTAATTGAACCTTTAGTAAAGCCTCCATATCTTTCCGCTAAGCGAGCAAAAGGTGGAAGAATAGAAGTAATGCCTCCGCTTTCTTTTATGCCTTTATTTCGCTCGATTTGGCCTAATACTTTTTCAAAATCCTGCATTAGATAATATTCCTTGAACTATAGTTGGTTGATTGGTTTCCGTTATCCTTAAATTGCTCACACCAGTTTGCTAAGTCGCTTTGGTCAATGCCGTCAATTCGCTTAAAGATAAAGTAGCCACACTCTCGGATGTAGTTCAAAGAACCTTTTCTACGTAAAGTATCTATGTAAAGATCAGTAGCCCCTAAAATTTCTTCTTTAGTGTACTTGTACTTTTGTAGAAACTTGGTCATTTTAGTCTGAACAGTGGCTAAGTCAGTAGTTTTTGCTGTTACTCCTAGATTTTTAGCAGAGAACTTAATTGTGTACTCTTTAATCCATGAAATGTCAATAGTAGGCTCAACCGGTTTATTTTTTAACTTAAGTCCTATTTCCTCCATACTACCCACTATTGATAAATTTTCTTTTCCAAGCAAATCTGCAACTTTAGGATGCCAGGTAATCCTAGAATCCTTGTGAATAAGGAGTCCTTCTGACTTCCACTGATCAACTAATCCGTGATGCTCACACAGGTCCCAAAGTACTTCGTAAAACGTTTTCTTCATTTTCTTTAACTTGTTGTATATCAATTACATTGACCTCGTTTTCAGAAACGGGGGTTACGAATTTACTTAATTCTTCTGTCATTTGCAACTCGTACATTAACAATTCCTCTTGATAATGACGGTGCATCATTAAATAGTCTGGGTGAGTATTTAACGATTCTCCAAAGGCTTCAAATTCTGTCATAATAAAATAAAAGGGGGATTTCTCCCCCTAGATTACTCGTAATAATATTCACATAACTCCTGCAAAGTACCCAGCTTATCATCAGGTAAGTCTAGGCAATTTTCAGGACTAAAGTCAAAATGAATGTAAGTGTCTAAGTCTCTGCAATAGATACAATGGTAGTCTATAGAATAAATTAAGTGCCTCTCTACCTTTTTTCCGGTGACTGGGCAGCAATTATCTATAATTCTACTCTCTATCTCTTCGTATGATGAAATGTGTTCAAGAACTTTTTTGTTTTTAGCATCATAAGACATTCCAGATAATGCTACAAACAATTCTGGACTTAAAACTCCATTCTTTACATCCTCCTCCCACTGCTCTTTCTCTCCATAGTAGTCTTCATAAAAAGCTAACTCTTCTGGATCTCTGTCAAAGTGAGTATAACCTGCATACATGTTCTCAATTACTATACTTCTCTCTCTTTGAGTTAAGTTTTTAAGTTCAGGCGTTGTAGTGCCGGCTTCATGTATATCCGGAAAACGTAAGTCATCAAACATAGAATAAGATAAACTTCTACCTGACCAAGAGTCTTCCGATAGTTGTTGTACTGGAGGAAAAGATAGAGGTATGTTTCTTTCAGAGATCATCTCCAGCATCTCTTGAGCAAAACAAAATGCATTCTCCATAGAGTTGATGTGAATAACCTCATCATTCATATGCTCGTTCAGATAACCGCAGCTCAGATTATGTGAAGCAACTTTCAAGCCTCTTCTACGCAAAGCACCTACGTCAGTACAACTACCGTTGTTAAATGAATAACCATAAGTCTTCATCAACGGGGCGATTAAATCATAGTGTTCTTCTGGAAAGACTTGCAGTCCATTAGTGTACTTGATAAAATCTGTTGAGTAAGAACGTCTGTCCAACTGAGTTACAACTAGAGAATCCTCAAAGAAACTCATGTCACACTCGTTGGACCCGATACAACCTCGCTCTTCACCGTAAAATAAAACTACTTTGCAATGGTCTAGGCGCTTGAGCATTTCTACAGCAAAATAAAGACCTACAGAATCATCGGCACCGATACCACATTGTTTGGCTTCATAGTTATTAAAGCCAAAAATCCAGTCTTTAGTTTGAATAATCTGCATGTCCTCATGGTAGTCCTGGGCAGTATCGTAGTGTGCTACTACAGTAGGATAGAACTCTGCATTACCCTTGGTAAAATAAAGATTACCGCCTGTATTGATGCCTTCTACACCTGTATACTCCTGGATCATCTGAAGCAAATAAATTGCCTTAGCTTTATTTCTAGCAGTATCGTAAGTAGGAGATTGAAACAACATAATGTCTTTAAGTAAGTCATAGTTAGTTCCAAAGCTCTTAATCGCTTTTATTCCTAGAAGCTGACACTCTTCTGAGGCATAAAAAGGTTTAGAGTATGACATCGTTGATTGATTCGATGTTTGGGTGGTCTTGTTGGTTTTCTTGGTTTTCGTCATTTTCTTGATTTTCTTGGTTTTCTTGAACTAGTTCGGAGAGTAACTCTTCGTAGGCTGTGTCGTCTGGGTGGTAATACTTACCATCATATTCTCGGTATATAAAGTCGCTATGATCTTTTACAAAGAATCCATAACTGTTCTCATACTCAAATAAGTTATCGTTTCCTTCCCAACAATGTGCTCCATTAGATAGTAATACCATAGAGTCGTCTGGTATTGAACTTTCTGTGTACTCACAGTAGGTAGCATGGTCAGCGCATAAAGTTTCATCTAGGGCTTCTGACCAAGTTGTACAGCTATCGCATCCGTATGATCCTCGGTATCTTCCTCTAGTAATTTCCGACACAAAGTCTGAGTGAGGACTAGTAGCATCACAGAATTCACATTGATACTCTTCTTCACCGCTATAACTTCCATCTGTATTAGTAAACTCTAAACAATCCGAAGAAGGTCTAAAGTTTACAAAGCATTCTTCACTTGTATCGTAGAATCTTAGACTGTCAATATAAGGAAAACGCCTGCAATCCATCAGCTTATTATACTCGTAAGGTATTTGTAATTCGTATTTCTGACCTCCATGGAAGTTTCTAAGAGATTTATAACCTAGACTATCCAAACTAGCAGTAATTATTGACTCAGCTTTATTATCATAGGTGTAGATACGGTCAATGTGTTTTTCTCCCATATCGTCAATCCAGATAATTCCTCGAGCAACTATCTTATCGTTTTTACGTAGAACAGCCAAGTTAATTTTCTTAGGCTCATTTACATACATATCTAGATAATGCTGACAATGGTTGTAACGCATGCAAGAGTTCCACAAAGTACCGCCATTGACAGGAGTTGCATAGTTATCTTCTAAATAAGCTTCTCGTATGGCCTCTCCTGATACAATAGAAAAGTCGTAATTTTTATCTTTAATTACTACTAGTTTATAGTAGGCTTCTGCAAATAGATTCTTCTCACGTTCTGTAAACTCTGTAGGGAATAGTTTATTCAGAACCTTATGAATACTTGTGTGAAACCTTTGTTCGGGATTCCATACACCTGATTTAACAACTTCTTTTAGATTCTCAAACCTCCAAACCAAATCAGTAACATCTTGAAGATAACGATGCTCTACTCGGCCCTCAACAAAACGAAAGTTTCGGTTATAGTAAGAACCTTGATAGTTAGCTAAGGTTGGTATAGTAAAGTCTTCTGGTGCCTCGTAAGAATACTCAAAAAGATACTCTGTAGTTCCATCTTCTTTCAAGGAACTGCCTGAAAGAGTTTTCTTGACCTTCATCTTAACAGGCGTAGGAACTAGACGCTTGTTAAAAGTAAAATGAGTAAACTCTTCTCTAAGATGCTCTCCAAAAGATAAAGATTGATCTTCACCCCTATAAGTACCTATTATCGGGTATTTATAACTAAGAATAATTTTAGTTTTATCAGTAATGTAGTAGGTTTTAAAGAAACTGTCTTTGACTTTCTCGTACCGATCTTTATTCAGGAAAGATATTTTGGTATAATCATCATTAGACAAGTCTAGGTAATTGATGCTTTCCGATTCTACTGATCGGATTTTTAGTATTGTTTCTGCAATCTTAATTACCGGACTATCTGGGTCTGACTTACTTATTAATACTTGTAGCCTTCTTTTAAAACTAGAGCTTAAATAAAATTTTACTCGGTTTGATCTTCTTCTAGGAATATGTTCCTGAACAAGAGCCAACTTTTCTTCAAGAGTTTGATCTCTTACTGGCTGCTGAACCTCACTAATGAAGTCAGAGCTTAGGGGGTCGTAAAATAGTTCTGTATTTGGCATAAAAAAAGGGGCTTGTTAGGCCCCTGTTAAATGTGATTAGATTAGTTTACAAATTTTTTCTCAAGTCCCACTCAGAAATCTCACCCATTAGGTAAAGATTGAGGGTTTCTTTAGCGGTAGTTACTTTAGACTGAAGTTCCTTAATGGCTTTAGTCCACTCGGATACATACTTGTCTTGAAGTCTATCTAAAGCTAATGCCTTAAGTTCTTCCATAGGACGCAACTCATCTGCCCAACGAGTAATCAAATACTGATTAGTCTGAGTGTTGGTGTCGTTAAAGAAGAATCCCATAGTCTCAATGTAATCTTTGGCTTGCTCTCTAGAAGTAAAGTCATAAGGAGTACTCTCTCTATTGAAGTAACTGCCTTTTGCTTTGTCTTCTTCAGTTTTGTAGTAGCTAGCAGAGAACCTTGTACAAGTACCTACAGCAATAGGATCTGGAGTTTTGTCATCGTACCAGATTTTGATCTCGTTGAAGTACTTCTCTGTTTGACAAAAAGCCAACTCACGCATTACCTCTAAGGGCATAGGAGTTTTAGAGTACTCTTTGAAATCAATTTTAGTTGGACACAGGGTACCAAAGATGTTTTGCATGCTTTGGTTCATGTAAGGATAAGGTAATGGTGACTTAGCTTGTTGAACAAACTCCATTTGCTTTTCTAAGCCCATCTGAGCAGCTAACTGCTTCCATTCGTCTTGGTCTCCTAATTCTAGGATTACGTTGTCTAATTCTGCGTTTCTGAATGATTGAATTGTCATAGTTGATTTGTTGGGTGTTGAGGGTGATTGTGAATAATGGTAAACTTATGCTTACCTTGAATTTTGCCTACTGCATTGTCTATGTAGTAGACGGATCGTTTTCTAGTCCACCTTCTTGTATAGGTTTCTACTACTCTAGTACGTGGTGGATTTACTAATTTTTTAAGCTCTTTAAGTTTTCTAACTACTTCAGCTTCTGTAGTACAGTGCACAACCAAGTCCAGCATAGGTCCTTGTGCTTCAATACTGATAATTACTTTAGGTGTTTTTGCCATAGCCTAAGTCTTTTTTTACTTGACCAGATTCTTCTTGACGTTCCTTGTAGTTCTTGCCTCTAAGTTCAGGCATTTCTTCTTGGGTTTTCTGCCGGCTACGTCTAATAGACTCTGAGGATGTTAGTTTGCCTTTAGCTAAAGCAGTAAGGAGTTCAACAGATGTAGTACAGTTAAGTACTAAAGATTCTTGATACCAGATGCGAGCAATTAATTTGTTGTCGTCCTCCCTATACTTAGCATCAGCACGTAATAAGCTGATTACTTTGTCCTTGATTAATTTCATATACTATTGAGTTAAATACTTTTATTTTTGCCCTTTTGTACATTTCACGGGCTGCATAACGTGAGATACCTAGCTTGATGCCACATTTTTGCCAAGAATAATTAAGGTCTTCTCGGAAAATTAAAATAGCATACTGACGTGCAGTACAGCCGTGTAAGTCTAGACGTAACTCGGTCACGGTTTAATCATCTTGAGCGTATGCTCAAAAGGATGCCCATCAATATTCTCTACCAACTTGAACATTTCCCAAGCAATCATTTGAATCTCTATTTGACTATGCTCTGAGGCTCTAAGTTTAAGAAAATTAGCAAATGATCGCATATTGAACTGTACGTCTGCTGTGATTTGAGAGTTGTAGGTTTTAAAGAACCTAGCTGACTCCTTAGCACGTTTACGTCCTAGTACAGGAGTAAGGTCTTCAAGTGCTTGGTGGTAAAGACGATTTCCTTCTTCCGTATAGTCTTTTAATCTTGACAACCAAGTATCGCTAGTATCTCCAATTCCTTTCCAATCTTCAGGTAAATAAAACTTATCCTCTTTTAATTCTTTGTACCGAGCTGACTCAGCGTTGATGCTTGCGATACGGTGCTTTAAAAGGTGGATATGTGAAGCTATGTCACAAGTTACCAGGAAGTGTACGTTAGCCTTCTCAAATGGAGTTTCGTGTCCTTCAGACCACAACATCTCAATGAGTTTAGGAATACGTGCTTCTTTCTCTGGACTTAGGTCCCTAGACGTACTAGTCCATGCCGACTGGGCAATAATTTTGTCACTTCCGTAGAAGCCTAATAGTTCAACTGTGTTCTTCATTGTTACCTCCTTGTATTTCTTCTGCGCAAAACTGACAACAAGGGTTGCCGTTTAATACCAATACTCCTAATTTCTTTTTGCAATAATGACATAATGATACTATCATTTGTCACCTCCTCCGTAGGTTTCGTTGTAGTAATTGTCAAAATCGGTGTAAGCCCTCATCTCATTCATTCCCCGTGCTTTCAAATTGTCAAGTGATTTGTCCCAAGTTTGACCGTGTTCCTCTCGGTGCATTGATTTAGCTTCTTCGATTTCTTCTTCTAATTGATGGATTGCATAATACTTGGCAAATTTTTCTACTAACCACTCTACGCTACTTTGTTTATTGTTGCTCATTTGTTACGTCCTTTGTGAATAGAGTTTTTACAATTTCCTTTGTGAGTAAACATTGCACTTCGGTCAAAAGTGCCAAGAAAATACTCACATCCTTCAATTTCAACAACTTTTAATTCTTTAACATCTACTCCGATTTTGACTGTGTGTTGAGTTGATTTTGTTGTTGTTGTTGGTTCTTCGCAACTACTTACCATTCCGATAAGTAATGTTGCTAATAATAGTTTTTTCATTTTTAGTTGGTGTCAAATTCCATTAAGTGAATTACATAATCCCTAAGTCTTCTACTTAGGGTTGATTTCTTTTCTAACACTAAATTGTACTCCATTTTTAAAGAGTGGCGCAATCTACTAAGTTCTGGATATAGGTCTTGCCACATCTTGTCCTCTTTGGTGTATGGCTCACTAGACCACTCTTCTCCGTCTGGACGTACAAATACTCCCATTGCAGGGTATGCGTCTGATCCGTCTGCTGATTTACCTGTTAGTATCATGGTTTTACTCTTATTTCTAATTTGCTAAAAAACTCCATAAACTCTTCATCGCTTAGCCATCTTGGCTTAGTCAAATACATAACTGGAGTAGCCATGCCATCCTGATGTTTGTACAGGATGATAGACTTTCTAATTGTCCTGCTTTTGTCAAACCAATAATCTGTAACGACTTGATTTTTGCGTGGTTTACTGTTGGTCATAAGTAAAAGCTTCCTTTACTTGTTTACTGATAGGAATAGGTTCGCCTTCTTCATCTACACGAACAAAAGTCATACAGGTTTGTAAAAGGACTATCTCGTCTTCTCTAAATACATTGTATGCCCTTGCCTCTACTCTAAATGTAGCTGAGGTATTACCAATCTTTAGTAACTGTGCGTAGATTTTAACCAATTGCTTCTCTTTAGCTGGTTTTTTGAATACACACTGATCTATAGATATGGTAATCATGTTTTGACTGTGGCATTTCTCCATTGCGTAGGCGGCAAGTGCTGCGTCTACCCATGCAAGAAGTTTACCACCAAATAGATTGCCGTGAAATCCTAAATCAGATTTCTTTACTGGGTGTGTTACTAGTAATTCCATTAGAATATATATCGAATAGTGTTCCAGGGAATGATTGAATCATGTAAAGCTGTCCATTCCTTGATAAATCCAGCCTTAAGGTCGTGCTTGTAACGGATATTTTCTCCTCCGTATTGAGAGATTTTGTTTTCTTGGATTTCTGGCTGCCACAAAAGATACTCTCCTTTGGTGCCATAAATAAGATTACGCTCGTGCTTGGTGTGGTTATGAGTAAGAAAGATAACTTCAGCTTTAACTAATTCTTTGTACTGCACATGCTCTTTTACCTGCTTCAATAAGTACTCGTAGTGGTCTAGCCATCTATCGTTTACTATAACTGGAGAGAAGTTGATGTGTACGTCATAGCCTGCCTCTATAAACCTGTCTATTGCTTTTATACGGTTAAGTATTGAACTTGTTTCTGGTTCTAGTAAGTCGGCATAGTGCTGTGGCATTAATGAGAACCTGACTCTAATTTTCCCTTTGGGATTGTACTTTAGTAGTTTCTCATTGACGTACTTGGTAGCAAAAGAAGCCATAGCACGTGGATGCGTTTTAAAGAAGTCAAAGATGTACTCCCAAGGATAATAGCGTAGGTGAAGTGCAAAGTCTTCGTTACAGCTTATATCGTAGGTTACGTACTCTTCGTGGGTTTGATTAGGCTTATCTACCACAGCAAACATAGCGTGGTTGTTGATGCTAGTTAGAATCTCGTTAATGTTCTTAGCAACAGTTAATCCATTTGGCTTGTGTCGCTTCATATAACAGTACGAGCAGTTAAATAGACATCCATACCCAAAACTAGGACTAATGAAGTCTGTAGAGCGTCCTGAGGGCCTAATATCAAATGTTTTTCTAGTAACAGGTTCTACTGCGGTTGAATTCATTGTTTTTGTGTCCATAATCAGTAATAATAAAAAAGGCACCGTTTCCAGTGCCTTTACTTTAGATAATAAATTCCGGATTATCTGGGTCGACATCTAGTTCATCTAGCTCATTGGCTTGTTTATGTAGTAGATACCGTTCAATACAAGCATACAAAGGTTCTTCCCTTTCGTTGTAATCAGATTTTTCAAACTCTTTGTAGAGTTTTGATAAGTTGTCAAACTGCTCGTCATATGGCATAGCAGCAAAGTCTTCATCATATTCCTTAAGAAGACAGCTAAATAAATATTCGTCGTAACCCATAATTAATTAAAATTTTTGAAACACGGACTTTTCTTGGGTCCATGTAATTGATTTGTTTACTTGATTCAATAGTTTACTGAATCTAGTCAATGACTTCAAAAGTGCCGGTAATATACCGTAAGTTTTCATTGTAGACCGCTTCTCCATAACCTATCTTTTGTAACGTTTTTTGCGGAAGAGGATTTTTAAGAATTTTATCCTCTAGTTTTTGCACTAGTTCAGAATCTTTAAGTAATTCCCAACTATCGTTAACTTTTTTTGTTACTTGGATTATAGTAACGTCTCCCTTCCCTGCTTGATAAGTTACCTTGTACATTTCTAGTTCCTTCATGAATACTTCTGCTTAACTTTCTGTGTTGCCAAATTAAATGTAATTGCCATTTGTACCAATCAATCAGATTTATTTTACGATCATTACAATAATCAATAAACTCAGGAGTTATCTTGCCCTGAAGAGACTGTATCTTGTGCATCGTAATTAAATCCTTTACTGACATCCTGTTCTACTGATTGGTACAATAATTCATCTGCTAAGTTAATATTATTTTCAGGATTTTCAAAAACATCGTCCATTTTTTCTTGAACTGATAGTCTTTTCAAATCATTCTGAAACTTAACAAAATCAGCTTTAATTAGTTCATCCAACTCAGCTAAAACCTGATCAAAAGTTTTATTTTTCCGTACCATCTTCTTGATTATTAAATTGTTGGTCTAACTGGAATCCTTCTACTACGCAATTTGATTGAAGAATGTTCATCAGTACAAGAATAGGCTCTGCATAGAGAAACTCATACTCACTAGCTCCAAATAATTGAACAATTGGAAAATCATCTTCATCACTTGCATTAGTAATTAATAATAAATCTGAGTAATCATTGTGTTGAGTCAATGGTAACTCGTAGTGGTAGAATTCTCTACCGGTTTCTTCTTGTGTGTATGCAACTTTACGAAAGCCAAAGCCTTCTAGCATTTCTTCTGTAATTCTTACTGTTCCTCGATTATTCATAGTTTAACGTACTTAATTTTTTCTTGATTGAATTCTTCTAAAGCTCTTTTAACCCAAGTCTCGTCAATAGTTTCCTGGTATTGTAAGATGTGAATCTTTGCTACCTCATCAGGATTTAATCGTAACACACGACCTATTTTCTGTGATGCTTTTTTCTCGTTTCCGTAAGCATGCAAAATAATAATGTGTTTAAGTCCAGGAATAGTCACACCCTCACTTAATTGTTCAACAGCAGATAATCTTGTGATAGAACCTAATTTAAAGGCTTCTAAGGCAGTACTGTCTTTTTTCTTAGAGTGATGACTATGCTTGCACAAACGTTCAGCCTGATCAATTGTATTGGCAAATACAAGGCATTTTTCATCCTCTGGTATCTTGGCCAAGCATTGTTTAGCATAAATCTCTTTAGACTCATACTGTTTAAGGGCTGTAATACAGAAGATTTGCTTCATGAAACGGGTCTTATCGCTAGCTTCTTCTATCTGACGACGCAACCAATCGTAGTTCTTACGCTCACTAGTCATCCAACCTTGCTTGGTTTTAAGAGTGTTCTTAGTGTTAAGTTCTACATTATGTACAAAAATCCTGTAGTCGTTTAAGATACCACTACCTACTGCTTGATCTACCTTGTAGGAATAGACAATAGGGTAGTATTCTTGCATGATTTGACCCTTCTCAGACTCCAACCATTTAGGAGGCGTACCAGTTAATCCTAATACTATTCCTTGATAACGTGATAAGAACTCTAGATGGCTTCCTTTAGTGGTGTGTGCCTCGTCTAGAACTACAATATCATAGTCACTTGGATGATGTTTGGTAAAAGAAATATAGGTACTGAATGTAATGTGATCTAATAAATAAGCTAAGTTAAATTTCTTAGCATCGTCCTTCCAAGACTGAAAGATATCTTTCTTAGGAGCTACGACCAGAAATTTAGCATTTGATTTCTTGGCTGCAGTAAATAACTTGTCTAGGTATTGAAGACCTATATAAGTTTTACCTACACCCATAGAGACAGATAGACCGCATCGTTTGTGTCTCAAGATAGTTTCTAAGGCTTGTGCTTGAATTTCCGCACGCTTGTTTTGCTGTTCCATAATTTAAAAAGGGAAAGGTCGTATCTTTCCCTTGACTTTATCTGGCTCTGTCTAATACGACTAGACAATTCATTTCTTCAAACTCTTGAGGGTTTGTATGTAAACAGGAGATTCTGCATATACACCATCAATGTTTGTTAAGTAGCGATTTTGTACGTGAATATAACACTTAATGTTATCACGAAAAGAATTATAAGTTGCGTGGTTAAGATTTTGACCAGATACAAATTGACATTTGTGATACTTTATACCAAACATATTTTTATTCTTTACGCATACTTCAGATTTGTAATTACCTGACTCAATTTTTGCTTGTGCTACTGCTATCGTAGGAAGAATACAACCTTCCTTCATTAATTCTGCTAAGACAGTAGAGTCACTAGGTTGAATATCTTTCTCATTAATAGAGTGAAAAGGTACATACTTGATTACTTCCCTAATTGTAGGGCCGAGTAACATGCTGTACACTAAACATCCTAGAAAGATTATGTTCAACCAAAGAGACAAGTTAAAAAGCTGTCGGTAAGTACGAATCTTTACTAATTCTAGATTCTCGTTAATTTTGAATGTGCTCATAACGGATTAATTGACGTTTACGGATGTAACCTTCACATACGAAATAGGTGATGGTTTTGGACTTAAAGTAGTACTCAATGTAAAAAGTAAAATCTGCATTTTTGTAAACATAGGCAGAATCTACTACAAGTTCATCACAGAAGTTAGGATCAGTTACTATTAACTCGTCTATAAAAATACTATCCTCGATACTAAGCGTATCTGATAAAGTATCTATAAGAATTGGATACGGGTCTATAAATGGTATAAACTCACAAGTATCATTCTCTTTAACTTTATCTTTTGCTGGTTTATAACTACCACAACTGGTAATTACAATCAGGATAATAATCTTAACGGCTAATGTAAACCGTACCATCCTCAAACTTTATCTGTAGTCCTTCTTCTACAGCTAAATGCATGCCCTGTACAGAAACAGAAAAGTATTTAGTTTCTACTGGGGCAATAACTTCAGTAACTTCTGCTTCTTCGACTACAGGCGCTACCTCTTCTGCGTTTTCCTCCAAAGACGAGTACAGTTTCTCACGCTCTAATTCAATGGCAGATTTTTCTTCTAACTTAGGCTTAATTTTGCCTAACAAAGTTTTGTAAACAAACTTAACACTTTCCATAGGAATACCGGTAATCAAGTGTGTTTCTTGGAGAGTTTTTCCTTCTTGTAAATACCTTGTTATCAAGTCGAATAAGTCTGAAGGAAGAATAATGTAGCGACTTATTCTGTAATAAGGTTTGTTAGTTGCAACTCTGTAAGTACTAGCACCTAATTTTTCTATTAGGCCCTTACCAGTTAGTCGCATTAATTGAGCTGTAAGAGCAGGCATCTTCATGTTAGGAAACTCTGCTAATACTTCGGAAGTCTGAATAACTTTGTTTTTTGGTAATTTAAGTAAGATTTGACTAGAGTGAATTAATTTTCTTTGCATATAATTTATTATTAGGTGGTTAAAACAAAAAGGAGCAACCCAATAATTGCTCCTCTATGGAAATATAACTAAATCAAGATAAGTTGATGATTCTTTGATTCCTTGCGAATCGGGTCTGTATTGGCAAACCTTTGTGAAGAAGACAGGACTCGAACCTGTATGATAGCATTATTACTTCCACAACAAGCGTATTTCTTGTAGTCGTGTATCTATCTTATGTGGGTAAGCGTCTACCAATTCCGCCACTTCTTCAAATTGCTTGTCTTTCCAAGCTGTCAACCAGTGTGCTTACTCTGAGAGGCTCTTGGCTTTCGTAGTCAGGACAGGTTCTGACCCTGTAAGTCATTCGTGGTTTTCTCTAATTTACCCTTGCAAAGGTACCACATGCGTTTTACTACACCTGATGAAAATCCGCTTACTTCTTTTCATCAATATCGGCTTTGCGAGCCAATGTTAGCGTTTACCGTTCCGCCACCTGACTATGTTGCCCCACCCTGAGATTACAGGTGAGTAGTTATTTCGGTTTTTTATTCTGTTCCAAAACCTGCGAGGCATCCCTCATTAAAACAGTCAACACTACTGGGAGGAGATGTGTCACTCTCCTTTATCCCACGAAGTCCCACTCTGGCCGTAGACTTTCTGCCAACCTATTTTTAAATGAGTCTTAGGTCAAAGACTCTGAGTATCTCTTACTCATCGTAGCACAGGCAGGATTTGCACCTGCATACCTTATGGTACTATTGCTTTATGTACACTAATCACAATAGGTTTCCACCATTCGTTTCAGCATTTCTGCTGCGTCTACTAGTTCCGCCACTGTGCCATGTTGAGGATGAGAAGTCCTCAGTGTTGGACGTGCCAACCTTTTCACTCTTGGTGCATGAATCCTTTCTCAAGGGAACAACACTTTGTGGAGAAGGGGGGAATCGAACCCCCGTCCAGATAAAGTCGCAATCTAATGTTTCTTACACGCTTAGTACTGAGTAAACTCTGCACCGTAAAGGTTGACCGAAGTCAGATTCCACCATCTAGTTTTGACATAACTAGCAAAACAAAGTTGCCATTTTCTGTTCCCAGGGATGACTCCCCGTGACTTAGGCAGCCATTTTGTATTCGCTTACGAATTCAATAGCGTGCTCAAAAGTCATGTTTGATTTTTCTACGTTGCCGTTTAAATCTTCTGATACGTGATTATAGAGAACAGTACCATCTCTCTGCGTGAACATTAAACCCAATCAATACTGTCGATTCCAATTCTTCCCCATAAATTTAAGAACAAAGTCCCAGTAGCAGATCTTACGGTATGCCACTGGGAACATGTTTTTACTTTAGTGCATCTACAATAGCACTAAATAATTTGTCTTTCTTTTGTTGAAACTCTGGCAACTCATTGAATGGAACGATACAAGGGTGAGTCTTCTTCTCAGCGTCCTTCACCTCACCGTACACCCAACCATCATCGGTTTTGTCTTTCATCCAAGCGTTGTGTTGAGCATCTTCCTTAGCATCTGGATTTTCTATACGAAACTTAACTCCACTAACAGCTGATTGTATTTGCCATTGTTCTGCTTCAAGCCAGTCTTTTTGAGAATAATCTCCATCTGACTCACACCATGCTTTGTTTGCTTGGTGGCATACTTTAGCAATCCATCCAATTTTGTTTTGCTGGCGTAGAGCATCCCACTCTTCTTGAGTTCCTGTAAATGGTGCTGTTGTCATGTTAGTCTAAAATTTTACGCCATTTTTGTTGTTCATCCCAAGGATTAGCAACGTACAGGTTAACAGCATCCATTGCTGAAGCTACGTTTTCAAATGCAATCTCTTTGCATCCTACAGATACAATACATCCTCTGCTTAGGAATCTAATTCTAAGTTCATGTTCACGAAGAGCTTCTGTATTAGATGGTCTCCATTCTTTTGGTTCAGCTAATCTTTCTACCTGTGGTTGAGGCACTTCTGCCAATTCTTGTCCGTTATTCATAATTATTTAGTTGGTTTAATTTACAAAGTTAATAGTTTTAAATAAAAAAGGGGGGATTATACCCCCCTTATAAGTAAAAATAGATTAAAACTTGGTTTCTACCAAGTTCTCAAAGTAAGCAATGGTTTCTTTGGTTGAATCCAAAGTTGCCTTAGCTGTATCCAAGTCCTCTTGACGAGATTGGATATTTCTAACATAAAAACCATTGTCAGTAAAGACAGAAGTTGGGAAAATTGCATTGTCCAATGCTTCTTGAGCATCTTCTACTGCAGTCTCATCATCAACCAACTTAGCTTTCAATGCAGCCAATTGGCCATTGATAGCACTAAGGGCTTTACGCTCAACTTTAGCAGCGATTACACCAGCTTCATCTCCCTTCAAACGGGCAGTTACTTCTTTGATAAAATTTGTTACTTTCATAAGTGTGGTTTTTTAAATTTTTAAATTTTTTAAGTTTTTTAAGGTTTTAAGATTTAATTTTAATTTTAATTTTAATTTAGTTTACTTTTACTCTAAGTAATTTGTAAATAAAGATAAGAACGTTAAAGGTGTTAAATGACCCTAAGTTTTGACTTAGGTTTGGTTTTCATTGTAATAGGAGCTTGTTTGTAAGAAGATAAGGGATCTAAAGTAAGACTAGGTCCACCAAAAGAAGCTCTGATGTCTGTTAATACTTGATGAGAAGAGCTGCTGATAGTAAGTCCACTAATCCCTGTACCAGTAGTACTATAACTAGAATCATACTCTTCAAACTCACTCTCAAGCATCATGTAGGTGTGTCCCATTGGAGTAGTTACATTAATCCTATAACAGTTCTTTTCTTCTACGAAATGGTCATAAGATGTTATTGTCCCTACAAATCCTCCTTTGTCTTCTCCTGAATAATAGTAGTTTCCTCCACAATCTCTAAAGTTTTTGTAAGTCACAGGTTTGCCTACATAAAACTTAGGTTGAGGTTTAGAAAGTGTAGTAGACTGAATAGGCTGAATAGGTTCACTAGGCTTAACTACTTTTCCGTCATATTGAACAAACTCTTTTTCTAGCATACTGTAACAATATCCTTTATTTGTTGTTACAGATATCTTCCAGCAGTTTTCATCTGAGATATATTCTATGTAGTCTCTAATTTCACCTACAAACCCTCCTTGACAAGTTCCTCCAAAGAAATATGCATGTCTTGGAAGTTCAGAGCATACTTTGTACATTACCTTATCACCTATATTAAATCTTTTAGGAGGAGAATAAATCTCTTCTGAGATAGACTCAGTTGGCTTAGGTTCACTAGATACTCCTTCTGTGATTAGGTAATCAGTTGCTTTAAATGTCCAGTCTTCGTATGTAAAAGAACCATTTGATCTTATTTCAGATTTAGGAATTACTATTGATTGACCTAAGTACTTATTCATCTGACCAACCGAATTCCATCCTCTAGGAGCAGTACCATTCCAAAGACCTTTATCTTTAAACTCTTGTTCAGTTAGGAATCTAACAATGACAGTTTCTTCT